GCTTTCTCAAGCTCTTTACGCCAACCCGGCTGTATCGTTTCATCTAGATCTAAAGCTATGCAATAGTCTATATCTTCAGGAAGCAGAGCTAAAGAGGCGTTTCTGGCGTCATCAAATCGCCAAGGCTTAACGCTAATTATGTGGCACACAATGCCAAGACCCCGAGCTATTTCAACGGTTTTATCTGAGGATCCAGTGTCAGCTATAAAAAGATAGTCTGCTTCTTTAGCAGATTCGTACCATCTCTGTACGAACTTCTCCTCATTAAGGGCAATAGAATATACGGCTACTTTCATAGCCCTAGTATATCTTAGTTAGTTCCAGCTAAGCTCGCTACAAGCTGCTTGCCGTAGATGGTTGTTCCACCATCCGGGCTAAAGAACTGATAAATGCTACGGCCGTTTGTTGTTTGTGTTGGGGCTGTACCTGCCCAGGTAATACCTGTCCAAGCAACCGTATATGTAGATGGATTAGCAATCTCTACATACCACATATGTCCATAAGAGGCTGGGAGGGTAGACGTATTAAAAGTAATGGTTGCGTTTCCAGATAGGATCCACTTACAGTATCCGGTGCCTGAAGCAGAGCTATTTGTGACATTTTTATTAGGTGCATCCAAAGAGATGGTACCAGTAATAGACGTCTGATAGCAGGCGGCATAGGTAGTTCCCGCATTAATATATACGTTAGTAGACTTTTGAATCTGCTGTGGATATTCTGTAATAGGCATTATCCTGCTACCACCGTTCTACCTTTAACGTTTACACCATCAGCGGTATAAAACTCGTATACAGCAAATGTACTAACACCTGTAGGTGCGCCACTAACACTATCCCAAGTTATAGATGTTCCAGAAGCTGGGCTAGTAACAGCAAATGCAATTTGATTACCACCAGTTGCGGGTACAAAGCTTACAAACCAACGATATCCAAGAGGAGCTGTAATCTGTGTTTGAGCATATACGTTAGGCTGAGTAAGTCCCGCACCCACGTAGTTTGTTAAAAGGTCAAGGTTTAATGTAAAGGTTGAGTTTGTTGGGCGCACTACATGGATGTATGGGGTTGCCATAGGGTTTACTGTCTGGCTTGAAGCAGACGGTGTAGTAATAACCGACTTACTAAGAGATGCTGTAGCAGTGTTATAGGCAAGTGTTGATCCTGTAAATACTGGAGGATTCTGTGATAGTGGCACTTTATCTCCTTAGGAAGCCATTGTATATAGAAGCTTGCCATTGATAGTTGTTCCATCATGGCTTGTAAAAAGAATAGTTTGTCTTACGGTACCTGTACCAAGGGAGGGAGCAGTTCCACCGTCCCAAACTACGTTAGGAAATGTAAGAGTATATGTGCTGCCGACAACAACTTCAACAAGCCAGGTTGATGCTCGGTACATTGGCATGCTATAAGCGTCATTATAGACACCCGGAAGACCCACAAAGTTAACAGTTGTATTAGCCACGAGGTTTGAAATCTGTATCAACGCACCATTGGTTGGGTTAACCGTTAAGGTTCCTGACTGTGGGTTATAAGCACCAAAGTTAGCGGCGTTAGCATTGCCAAGGTTGTAAGTTTGAACTCTTGTAGCGCCTACGCTGTTGTATAGAAGAATGTCTTGAGATTGCCCGATTACCTGGGGGACTGATGTTACTGCCATTATTTCTTTCCTCCAAATAGGGCCTTAAGCTTTGATACCGGCTTCTCTTCATGAACTTCAACCGGGGTATCAAAGCCGATTCCGTTCCAAAGTGTCTTAGATACACCAGTTAGTGTGTCTGGGTACCAAATGTTATTTTCTAAGGTCCAGTTAACTGATGGGCGTGGGTAGAGATCTGTTACGTCCACTGCTGTGTAGTAATCAGCTCCACCCACGATATCTTCGGCAGATTCTGCGACAACCACGTGTTCAACGCGGTTGCCGCTCATTAGTGCGAAGTAGCCCATTTAGTTAATTATTCCTTAGAATGTTTGCTTATCGAACCAGCGGACGATAGCAACACCGTCTCCACCGTTACCACCATTGGAGTTGTATCCAAGGTAAGCAAGACCTGACATATCCAAGTCTACTACGTCACCGGCATCGAGGTAGTCGATTTCCCATGTTACGTCGAAGAGGTATGCGTTAGCTGGAGCAGCTAATGTGGTCCATCCACCAGGAACTGTGTAAGTTCCGTTAACACCTAGGTAGTTAGTGGTGTTAGTTGCGGTGAATACGATATCTGTTAGAGGACGATCTTCACGAAGAATCGTGTTGGTCTGATCCTTCCAACGGATTGTTGGACGTGCACGCTTTGTTGTTCCTGAGAACAATGAACTGGCAATACCAACTGGTGAGGATGTTAGACGTGCTGCCAAGGTTGGGATTGTGATAACTGTACGAGGCAAGATCTGGAAGGTCTGTGACTCGGTTACAATCTTAACGTTACCGTCATCCTGAGCAGTTACACGAAGACCGTTGGTACCTGTAACGATTGCCGCTGAAGAGTTAGCTTCAACTGTCAACGCGTTATAGAGAGGCAACCACTTGTAGTATTCAGGGCCTGTAGCTTCATAAGAAACTGCAAGGTTTGCTGGGAAGTGCAAGATTGGCTGATCTGGAGTCTGACCAAAGTTGGTAGAACCTCCACCTCCACCACCACCGGTGTTAACGATACCATCAATACCGCGTGCGAAGTAGTTACCCATTGCTGAACCCCATGTAGAGATTGTTGACTGGGTTAGGTCGACGATGAAGTTACCGCCACCCTTTCCGCCGCCAGCGTATCCCTTACCAGGAGTCATCCATGGGTTGAACTGAGCACCAACTGGTGTGGTGTTGTTTGTAGCACCACCTTGAATGTTTTCGTTGGTACCAGATACAGACCAGGTAGACCAGCCAGCTCCACCGCCGCCGCCACCGAATGCAAGACCAAGAGATGAACCAGAAGCAAGACCTGAAACGATCTGACCCTGTCCACCATCACCAGCATAACCAGGAATCAATGTACCTGAAGAAGCTGTGGTGTTGGTATTCATGATAGCGAATCCACCGAAGTTTCCACGATGTGGGAACGAAGGCTGGGTGTAAGCAGCTGTTGTCTGCCATCCTGTAGCGTACTGTGAGGTTGTAGAGTTAGACAAGCTCTGGATGAATACTTGAGCATTCTGACCAGGTGTCAAAGATCCACCGCCACCACCAGCAAGGGTTAGGTAAGCCGAGTTAGAGTTATAAGCAGCGTGACCGCCGTTGTTAGCACCCTGAACTCCAAACATCCAGTAGATGTTGTTAGAGTTATAGGTACCTCCACCACCGCCACCTTCTGCCGCAAGGGTCCAACCTGAGATCAAACGAGATGCTCCGGTCTGGCCTTCGTAGTAGATGGTTGCGCCGTCTGGACGCTTTGGAGAAGTTGCTGCTGAACCGGATTCAAGAGTTGGATATAACATAACGTACTGAATCTGACCAGTTGTAGAAGACTGAGCTCCCTGGTAGACAGAGAAACCTACGCGAGCGTAAGCAGCTACTGCTGATGGCTGGTAACCAGATGAAGAAGCTATTGGAGCCACTGCACCGTTAACACCAATACGAGCACCGTAGTTAACTCCTGGCATAGTCTGCTGGTTAGACTGGTAACCAGAGAAGCCAAGGAACACGTTTGGACCGACAGAACGTGAAAGAACGTTGTAATCCGCATCAAGCCATTCGATAAAGGCGTTGATTGGACGGTACTGGTTAGCAGTACCCGCACCGTAGACCCACATAGATGCTGAGTAAGTTTGACCAGCAGTAACACGAACTGGACGGTGGGCTGTCTCAAGGTTACCCAAGTCTGTTGAGTTGGATGAAACAACCAAACCGGTTTCAAATCCATAGACTGGAGGCTGCCATGAAGTAGCGGTTCCACCAAGTTCGAGCTGTAGGTTATCGATGAAGTACGAAACACCTGCGTTGTGCTGGAACACGATTGTTGGGTAGATAAACTGGGCTGTAGAGCCGTAAGCATATATACCGTTAGCAAGGGTTGCAGCGATAGAAGGTGTAGTAAATGTTGCAGAGATACGGCGCCATCCGCTTGCAAGGAACTGAGTTCCTGCTGGTGTCTGCCAGGTAAGCGAGGTGCTTGCTGGAAGGTTTGCTGTAAGCGCTGTATTAAGTGTGATCTGAGTTGAGCTGTTGACTACGCTGATAGCCACACCTGCTGCGATACCTGTTACTGATGATGCAAGAACCATACCAGCTACGAGGTTTGCTGTGCTAGAGACTGTGATCTGAGTAGCACCGCTGTTATTTGTACCTGTAGATGTGTTGGTTACAGATGCACCATATCCAAGCATTGGGGCTGGTTGTGCCTGACGAACGAAGAATCCGTTAGATGTACCGCCGTCAATAGAGTTAGCAGGAGGTGAAGAAATTGTACCGCCTGAGTATACAAGGTTAGACGCAGCACCGTAAGTTGCACCAGTAGAACGAATCTGGAACAAGATTGGGGCTGTTGTTGGTACGGCTACGTTAGAGTAAACGTACGCAGACAAGGTATAGGTCTGACCTGGGATGTAAGGAATACCGTTAGAACCAACCGAGGTAGTTGTAGCGGAGGTAACTGTACCTGTGTTAATTGAGGAGAAGTTAATCCAGGTAGGAGAACCAGTGCTTGTAGAAGTGCTTGTTACAGCTACAAGTGCGTTCTGACCAACAGTTCCATTGTATGAAACTGTAACGGTTGTATTTGACATGTTAGAAGCAACTGCGGTGTTAAGAGTAACTGTGCTTCCCGAGATGTTGGTGATGAAGGTACCTGTTGTAAGGTAACCAGCTGCAATCACGAACATATTAGGGAGTAGATTTGCAGTGCTTGCCATTGTAATTGTGTAAGAACCAGCTGTACCAGAAGCAGTTGTTGTAAGAACTGGTCCAACCATTTCTGTAAGCTTTGTAGGAACCGAGGTATTTGTAACAGAGAAGGTTGTTAGCGAAGTACCCTGCTGGTTCAAGTAGCTTGAAGAGATGAGAGTTGTATCTTCCAACTGTGACAAACGAGGCTGTAACAAGTTGTTAGAAAGGTTTGCACTCTGGTTAGAGTTATAGGTATTGTTAGTAAAGGTATTTGTACCTGAAAGCGCATCAATACCGGCCTGGTTAGTCTGGTAGAAAGCGATTTGACCCTGCTGAAGGGTTACGTTTGTAGAATCAAAACGGATAACGCCCTGAACTGCGGCCGAGTTAGCTACAGAAAGGTTTACGATGTTACCGGAAACTGAGGTAACAACTGCGTTAGATCCGATACCACCGGTTGAAGTTGCAACTTCAGGAGAAGCTGTTGTAATGAACTGACCTGCAACAAGAGCCATACCAGCAACGATACCGTTAGCATTAGGGAAGAGCTCAATGTAGGTCGCACCCGAAGCACCAGTAGCTATACGGTAAATAACTTCAGGATCCCAACCAAGGACGTTAAGGTCAAAGTCTGGGTTAGTGAGGTAGTTCCACACTGTTACAGAACCAAATGTGGTTGTACCACCGTTAGTTCCTGGAAGAGTAGATGTAATATCGCTTGCAGCGGTAAGTGCGCCAAGGCCACCTTGTCCACCTGCACCGACGTTGATTGGGTATGCAGTTCCTGGTGTTACAGAAAGATTCTGTACGACAACGGCACCACCAGCACCGCCACCACCGGCAACGAGCTGTGAACCGCCACCGCCGCCGCCTCCACCACCAACTAGGATAACCTGTGCAGAGCTTACGCCCGCAGGAGCCGTCCAGGTACCGCTAGTGGTAAAAACCTGCTCCTTGATATTAACGCGACCAGAGTTGTCATTAGGAAAGACAACTAGATCTTTATATGAGGAAATTGCCATTAGTAGTTACCTGTTCCTTAGTTGTTACTGGTAGATGCCTGAGATGAAATAGTCGACTGCTGATGCTGCGTCTGCTGTTACGACTACTAAGTCGCTTGGGTTAGCAACTAGACGGGCATCAAAGTTCACCGTGCCGTTTGCAGGAATCTGCAAAGAGGTGCAGAAAGAGTATCCGCCGATTGTCAATGTGACGTAGCGAGTGTTTGCTGTCTTGTTTGACAAGACAACGTTAGTGATGATTGCTGCGGTAGAAGCAGTAATGCTAATACCTGAGTCGGTAGTACCAGCGGTACCACGACGGATAAGTGTTACTGTAGGTGTGGCCATTATGCTAGGACTCCCATGTATGCGTAGGTTTGTAGATTATTTGCTGTTGAGTTTACTGCTGCAATTTGAGTCGTTCCAGCAGAGTTAACTGCAGATACCTGAGTGGTACCAGCAGTATTTACTAGACCAACCTGGGTTGTTCCAGTGCTAGTAATAGTAGATACCTGGTTAGATGTCGCGGCAACAATGTCATTGACACCAAGCATCGTTCCTAGGGTTTGTAGGGCATTTGCGTAGTATGCATAATCTGAGGCTGCTGTGACACCACTCGCTAGAGTAGTGGTCATATCATTTGTTAGCGCCGTGATCTGCGAACTAAGCGAGGCGTAGTTTGTCATTGGGGGTTACCGACCTTCCGGGGTTTCTAGAATTATAGCAAATTTGGGGGATAAGAATTCATTAACTCGGATCATTATGCTTGAGCCTCAGTCCAAGAGAGACGAGCAGCGATCTGAGAGGTGGCTGTACCGATGTTTGTTGCGGTAACTACCAGTACATCTGGGCCATTTGGGAAGCCAGGAGTAGAAACGTTACCGTTTCCAGACATATATGAGTTTCCGATATCCTTACCACCGATCAGGGAGTATACGGATGAGTTAAAGTTTGAAGCTCCAGCACCGTTTTCTGAGAAGAATGAGAAGACGGAGTCACCACCAGAGATGATGCCTGAGGGGGCCGGAGAACCAGTTGTATAAGGAACGCCACCCTGTCCGTTACCAGTGTTATCGATAAAGATAGCCTGGGCAAGGGATGAGGCACCAATGGAGTCACGAGTCCAGTCATTTGGAAGACCGGTATAGCCAATAGTAGGCGTAAATGTGATTGTTCCAGAGACTGTTCCTGAGTTAGCTACAGATAGGTAAACAATGTTTCCCTGAATGTTAGTAATAGTAGCTCCAGAGCCAATACCTGTTCCAGATACACCCATACCGATTTGAAGACCAGTAACACCCGTAAGGTTCAAGGTACCTGTGTCAGAAACAGTAATTGTGTTAAGTCCTGAGGTACCTGTAACCGATGTACGGGTTGTAGCAAGCTGAGCCGCTGTCCAGTTGGTATAAGCTAAGTATGAGGGGTTTAGAACAACGTCAATACGATATGAGCCGTTAGTCTGTACAGCCACTGCCTGAAGTTGTAGGGCCATGCGGTTAATAAGCTCACGTACACCAAAGTTACGGGCGATAGCGTTGTCTGCTGTAGGGGAGACGCGGATTGCTAGGAGTGGACGGGTTGTACCTGCCTGAATCGTAGCGTACTTCTGCATACCCGCGGTGAAGACTGGGAGCAAGTCTGTTTGGAATCCGCCGTCCATAACAACCGATGAACCCCAGTGCTGAATGATAGGGGCGCAATTTTGGTTAATAGGCTGTACTGAAACCTGAGCATTACCACCAGTACCATTCCAAGAAGAGTCTGGGGTAAAGATTTGATTTGTTAACGTGCCGTAATAAGTGAATGGTTGATCTGGGTAGGTCAAGGTTACAGAGGCACGACGCTGACTAATTGTGATTGGATAGGCATTCAGCGTGGTGTTTAGAGCACCAATAGAGGAATACTGAACAATCTCATAGTTAGTGTCATCCTTGATAACTGCATAACCGGAAGGCTGCCACTCATAAATTTCATTAGCGTTTACATACATAAGTAGGTCAGATGGGTTAAGAGCTGCCCCAACAACACCGGTAGCTCCAGAGATCAACGTTCCATAAGTTACTGGGCTGTTGTCTACTTCGTAACGAGCAGGCAAGTTACCCGACTTCTGGTAAGCAAGCTGGTTAACGTTAGAGTTAACGATGCGGTGTACGTAAATGACATTACCCCTAGGGCCACGAACACCAAAACGAATGGTTCCAGCACCGTACCAAGAGTAATCAATGTAGATCATTTGCATACGCTTTGGGTCTAGAACATAGCCTGAAGGGCCGGTTCCATCACACTTATCCATGTTCCACTGTGATTGTAGAACACGAACGCTCTGTGTTACGGTTGCACGAGCACCCGTAGTTGTTGCTCCTTTAAATGCTGGGGCGATATAAAGAACTGTATCACTAGAGATTGCGGTGATCAAGTAGCTAGAGCCCTTGATAACAATCTTTTGTCCAACCCTAAGCTGCTTACGGAACTGTGTTCCAACACCAATAACCTGTGGGCTGTACTGTGTAAGGTTAAGACGACCAGAAATCATCTTCTCAGAGTGACGACGAGCAACATAAAGCTCTTGACCATCATACGCAAAGTAGAAGCCGTTTTGCTCATCAAACATGCCTGCGCGGGCTTCTGAACCCCACCAAGTAATTGCGTGGGCATATGCAGACTGCCCCGTAGGTGTTAGATCTGTGAAAGCCACTGCCTGAGTTAAGGTAACTTGGAATTGGAATACGTTTGAGTTTGTAACCGCAGTAACGGTGAACTGTCCGTTGTAAGGGTTATATCCGCTAGAAGCAGTAGTAAGAACGTTTTCTAGATAGATTCCAGCACCGACTTGAAGACCGTGGTCTTCAACAGTTGTTACTGTTACTGTCTGGGTTCCAATAGAACCACCAGACATAGAGATAGAATCAATATTGTATGTAGGAGTTAATTTTGCTCCAGTTGAGAACTGCATGCCCTTACCAGCTTGGTAGCGGAAGTAACGGCGGGTTTGACGAATAGTCTGCATTCCAGGCACGTTGTTATACGTTGTGATAGCAACACCGGCATCATATGGGCGGTGAATTACATAGCCGTCTGCCTTAGCCATAATGCGGCCCGTGCTTGGAACAGAAACTGTTGGGTACTGATTATAAGTAGTAAATACTATTTGGTTAGTAGCAGGTACCTGCTTAACAATGTAGTCACCATCAAAGCTGTTTGTACCAGATACCGAAATAGGGGTTCCTGGATATAGGCCGTGTGGGTACTGGAATACTGCGGTAATTGTAGATGGGGCTGCACCGTCTGTAGATGCGGTCCACTGGTTCATGGTATTAATACCGCCAGTTACGTTACCCATTCCAGGATAGTTACCACCAGGAATGTGGGCACCGTCAAATACGTCTCCACCGTATACGGTAGAAAGATTTGAGTAAATTGTTTCACCGGCTACTACACCTTTTGCACGATATGTAAAGGTAGTCGTTGTAGGTGCTGAGAGGATCTGGGATGAGCCTTCAACACGTGCATTTTGAGTCTCTTGAACCTGTACGATATTTCCCGCAACTAAACCGTGTGGTACAGATGTTGTTACTGTAATAGTAGAACGTGGGGTTGCACCATCACCAAAAATAGAGGTAGCAGTAATCGCATTACCGCCATTTGGCTTTGGGAAATATGTTGGGTAGTTAGCATTTAAGAAGATTGTTTCCCACTTAGAAGGCTGAACTGAATATTCAAAGTCGGTATCAATCAAAGACTGCGGTGTAGAAACGCGCTGCTTTTGTACAGCGTCTGTATAAGTTTCTTCTGGAATAATGGTTTGAGCGTAGTCATCTACATAGACCTGAATAAGGTCTGTAGACAACATGTTTGCAGAAAAGTATGTTGGGTTTAGTACAATAGCGGTTGAGAAGATATTGTTTCCATTATCAATCTTGGTTACCGACGTGTACTGTGTGGTAGAATCAGAGAAATTATAAAGAATAACGTTACGAGTAACGTTGGTGATCATCATGATTCGTTCAGGACGGATCCAACGCTCATTAATAGTAAGAGTGTATGTAGACGGATTGAATGTGTAATCTGTCTCCAACAATACGTTTCTTGACATTTAGTGGGACCTTCCTAGATCAAACTAATCGGTGGTACTACGCGAGTATTTACGGTAGAGTAGGTTGTATTTACGGTTCTTGGGAAAAAGAACCCAATACCAAGTCTAGCATCTGCCAGGACCTGTGAGTTCAAGTTAGTATCTCCCGCAGGGCCTGCTGGACCTTGAGGGCCAGGCACGCCTGTAGCACCGGTTGCTCCGGTAGCTCCGGTAGCACCATTTGTACCGTTTGTTCCTGCAGCACCAGTTGCACCAGTAGCGCCGGCTGGTCCTGAGGAGTATGGCAATGAGTTCCAAGTTGTTACACCATCACCAATTTTAAACGTATGTGTATCTGTTTCAAGCGCGAGCTCACCAGAAGCTAGAAGTGTATTAGCTGCAGTCCACTGTGCCGCTGTTCCGCGACGAAGCTGTAGTTGAATAGACATCAAACTCCTCCAAAGTCAAAAGCAGTTACGCCCCCGTAGTTTGTTGTGGGATCGCCACCGTCCACATTGAGAATACTAACACCTTGAGGTCCAGTTGGACCTGTTGAACCCGTAGATCCTTGTGAGCCGGTAGCGCCGGTTGGTCCAGTTGCACCCGTTAAACCTATTGGTCCTTGCGGTCCCGTCGATCCAGTAGCTCCACTAGCTCCGTTTGTACCATTTGTTCCCGCAGTACCAGTTGGTCCAGTTGCGCCTGTGGCGCCTGTTGCACCGGTAGGTCCGAAAGTTGTTGAGATAGATACCCAAGCAATACCGTTCCACTTCCATGTGCGGGTTCCATAGGTATAGGTTTGATTTACATATGGGGAAGATGGAAAACTAATAGTCATGTTCTATACCTCACAATTAAGAGACCTTGATAACCAGATCCTCCAGGGGTTGTTATTGAACCGGAAGCTGTAAATGGCATTGTATTTCCTGCGCCTGAACCGCCGTATGTTGTTGCGCTCGCATTTCCACTATAGCTAGCACCCACTTGTCCATAGGTAACTGCAGAGCCCGTAATTGTAGATGTATACGTAGCAGTTGCTGGTACTAAAACCAAAGTACCGTTTGCGCTATAGGTCGACATAATAATTCCCGGCATACCTATGCCTCCAGGAATTCCTGGAAAACCATAGTTATTTGAGTTAGTAGCGTTTTGTACGGTCCCCCCATTTGCAGTAACCAAAGAACCTAAGCTAGTAGTTCCACCATTACCTCCAGGGCCGCCGCCAGCACCAATAGTTACGTTGTAGGTTCCAGTAGGTATGGCAACACTGGTCTCAAGAATAGCGCCTGGACCACCACCTGAACCACCAGTTCCAGTTCCAGAAACTGAACTATAGTAGCCTGGGTTTCCTCCAGCGCCACCACCAATAGCCAATACGCTAAAGATCTCACTATTTGGGTTAGCTGTAACGGTTAGTGTTCCACCCGAGGTGCTAGAAAATGTTAATACCGTATATATGCCGTAGGTTGTTTTAGTTGCTCCAGTACTAGATACAACTAAACCTGAGGTAGAGCTACCTCCACTAAATCCAAGGGATGCTAAAGGGCTCATGCGAATTTACTCATTCCCGCAAATACGGTATAACCACTAGAAGTTCTTACAATGGTATAGGAATACGCATCTATTCCACTAGTGTGTCCTACCGTAATAGCATTACCTCCGGTCCAAAGAGGGGTGACAGTAGCCCCGTCAATATTAAAGGCGTTAATATAAAAAGCGTTTGAACTGTTTGTATTTAATACGGAGATTGTTACAGACTGTCCTATAGCCATCAGACTAGCTAAGGTTGTGGTTGAGTTTCCTCTAATGTTTAGGGCATAACTTGCTGATGGGGCAGTAGTAAAGTACCAAAAGCTTGAGGTAACAATATCAATATTTACAGTGCCTGTTGGGGCAGTAGAGACTACGTTTGTATTTTCAAGTAGGCCGGTTACTGCAGTATTTCCACCAATAGTTCCTGTAGCGCCAGTTGCACCAGTAGGTCCCGTTGGACCCGTAGGTCCTGGGACTGTACTTGCATTACCAGTAGCTCCAGTTGCACCAGTAGGTCCCGTAGGTCCTGTTGAACCTGTTGGACCGGGTACAGTTGAATTAGCTCCCGTAGATCCTGTGGCACCCGCAGCACCTGTTGGTCCCGTAGAACCAGTAGCTCCAGTATTACCAGTTAAGCCAGTAGGCCCTGTTGGACCAGGAATAGTAGAGGCGTTACCAGTGGGGCCCGTAGGGCCTGTTGCGCCTGTAGGTCCCCAGTATCCTGATGGGGCAAGCTCAACCCAATAACTATTGACACCGTCCGTAGTCCAAGTGTATTCAATTCCAGAAGCGTCATCAATCCAGTGATTTCCTAGTAAAGGGTTTGATGGTGGAGTTGTACTTAGTACTGTAGAGCCCGGTCCAGTAGCACCAGTAGAGCCCGTAGGTCCTGTTGAACCGGTAGCACCCGTGGCTCCAGTTACACTGGCGCCAGTTGCACCTGTACTACCTGTTGCACCAGTCGGGCCGGTTGCTCCAGTAGATCCAGTAGCTCCAGTAATAGAAACGCCTTGAAGACCTTGAACACCTTGTGGACCTGTTGGACCAATACCACCGGTTGCACCAGTAGCTCCAGTTGGTCCAATAGCTCCGGTAGCACCGGTAGCTCCAGCACCGGTAGCACCTATTGATCCAGTTGGTCCGGTAACACCCGTAGCACCTGTTGGTCCAACAATTTGACCAACGTTATCCCACGTAGTTCCTTCCCATACCCAAAGATTTGTACCAATGATGTATGCGTCATTGACAGTTTGTCCAGTTATGGCTTGAAGAGCGGTGGTGTTTGCAAGCGTTCCGCGGTATTTAATAGAAACACCTTGAGGACCTGTTGGTCCTTGAGGACCTGTTGGTCCAGGAACAGTAGATGCAGCACCCGTACTACCAGTTGCACCAGTAGGACCAGTAGGACCTACAGCACCCTGTTGTCCTGTTGCACCAGTAGGGCCAACAATACCTTGAATACCCTGAACACCCTGCGGGCCAGTATTACCCAAAGGTCCTTGAGGACCAGTTACACCCTGAGGTCCAGCATTACCGGTAGCACCTGTAGGACCCGTGTTTCCTTGAATACCGGTTGCACCAGTTGAGCCAGTTGGACCAGTGTGTCCAATAGAACCTTGAATACCTTGTGGACCTGTTGCACCAGTCGCACCGGTATTACCTTGAATACCCTGAGGACCAGCAACACCAGTTGCACCAGTAGGTCCTTGTGCACCAGTCGCACCAGCAGGACCTCCAGCACCAGTAGCGCCGATAGAGCCAGATGCACCAGTAGCACCGGTGGCACCGGTCGCACCTGTGGCACCTGTAGCACCACGAGATCCTGCAGCACCTGTAGGGCCAGGAATAGTTGAGGCGGCACCAGTTGCACCAGTTGCACCTGTGGCTCCAGTAGGACCAATGTTTCCTTGAGAACCAGTAGGTCCAGTATTACCGGTTGGACCCATATTTCCAGCTGGACCAGTAGAGCCTGTTGGGCCAGTAGAGCCTGTAGCTCCAGTTGCACCGGTAATGCTGGCTCCGGTAGGGCCAGTTGCACCAGCGGCTCCTGTAGGACCGGTAGCACCCTGTGGGCCTACAGCTCCTGTAGGACCTGTAGCACCGTTTTGGTTATTAATTCCAAGAAGATATACGGAAGGATCGTTACTATCGTCAGACGGCATACCGATCAAGTTTGGTGTATTAACCATAGTAATCCTCTGGGTTAGTAATAGTTACTTGTGCTTTTGTAAAGACCTTACCTGCAAGGTAGGTCTTAACTGTTCCATCAACGTTACTTGTAAGCTGTAGATCCCAATATGCCGTATGAGGAAGGTCTGTTGTTACGGAGCTAGGTAAGTGAATGGTTAGAGTGTCAAGTATACCACCGGTAACTGAAGCACTCTTAGTAATCGTAAATGTAGCTAGTAATAGTGGGCCAACCTGATCCGCAGGTATCTCAGGGAATAGACGAACCTGTGCTGCAGGGGTCCAGTTTGTAAGATCCATGTCAAACTTAAAGGACTCGTAGAAGTCATCACCGGACATGAGCTCAAGATCCTTTGGCTCTGCAGGTCCTGGTGGTGTCGTATCTCCGTAGTTTGGAACAGGTAGATAGACGCGTTGCGGTATAGAGCCGTCGTCCACTTCTTGTGGACGGTATACAGGTACATAACGATTTGTACGGCGGCTGATACGACGTAGGGTAAGAACCTCGATGCGATAGAGACCAACACCCAAAAGTGAGCAAAGCTCTCTGTATTGTTCTTTTCGTTGCTGTACAACTTCCATTAACTGGCGATAACGCTCTGAACGAGGGATACTTACGCCATCTGGAGAAATAATGTCAATATCAAATGCGGCGTCTGTAGCAAGGGTGTACAAGGCCATTGAGGTAGCCAAAATTACAAGTGGATATTCCTCCACAAAAGGCAGGGTAGCTAGGGTTGTTGTAGCCCCATTGCTATCAGTAGCATTGTGCGAATGATCATAGAAAGCCTGGCTAATGTAGTACTGGATTTCTGTATCCGTAAAGTACTTATATGCAACTCCACTAACCTTAATTACAGCATTATTGCTGGGAATAATTCCAAGTTGGAAAAGCCCACTTACCTCTTCTACGGAGGTTGTATTAGACACATCAGTGCCATTAACTGTAACTCTAAGGCTTATTCCCTTGACTGGAGCATAGGGTAGCTGGAATTGGCTTGTAACGCCATCCCCTGTAAATTGTTCTATAAAGGATCGGCCGATGTCACCGATTTCTGTTCTAAGCCTGTTAGACAGGGTTTGAATATTTGCCACTTATCCTCCAACTAGGCTATAGAGGTATGATGCCGTACTATTGATAATTAATCAGGTTAAAAAGTAAAGGCCCACCCCGACAGGAGGGCAGTTGTCGGAGTGGGCGTTCTAGTGGGGTTGCTTATGCGCGGTCGTAAATGTAGCCTTTTTCTTTAAGGTGTTCAGCTACATGTTTAGCAACTTTGTACTTCTGACCGGCTTTAAAGGAGAAGTGATTACCTACTCCAATTGTTACAAAATCTAAATCTTCTGCAACTCTAATAACGGTTGAATCGTCCGCTAGGTCGACTCCTACGCTTTCCACTTCGTCTACTACTGTCGGTACTGGACCGGCTGTCAAGTCTAGGACTTCTGTCTCTAGACGCTGGGCTTCAACTTGGGAAGCGATTGACATTTCTTCTGAGCGCTTTTGAATAGCTTCGATGTTGTCCTTAAGAAGCTGCTCACGCTGACGTCCAGTTACATCTGTTACTTTTGCTTTTGCCACGATTATTATTCTCCTAAGTGTTTGTGTTGGGGGAGGGTTTCAAGGCCCTCCCCCAGTTATTTAATTAGTTGGTTTCTGCGATGATTACAGACTGATCTGTAATAAGGCCAAGACCATAGATTGCGTACCAAGCCAATGCGTGCTCACGACCGAAGTCAAGAATACCGCCATCGCGGAGTTCGACTGGGAGTGAGATATCGTGACCGAATGCGTTATCTCCAATGAAGATTGCGCTATAGCGATCTGCTGCACCGTTACCGGTAACTGTTGTTGGGGTTGTGTAACCTCCACCAGTTGGGTAAGAGATTGATCCTGGAGCTACTGCTGTGTCGGTTGTGTAACCTGAACCAGCACCACCTGGGGTCTTCTTGACCTGAGTGGTCTCAATGAATACGGTGTCATAGAGACGGCCGACTTCACCGAGCATGAAGTTTCCTGGAGCAGCGTACTTGGTGACTTCAATAAATTCTGAATTGTCACGAAGACGACGTGATTGGTGAGGGTGAACGAAAGCAACATAAGTTTCGCCCAACCGAGGGATGTTCTTGGTTGCGAGGGTCTCTACTGCGTCTTTAACTGTCGCAGTTGTGAGGTATGAAGAACCGGTCAATGAAGCGCGTGATGTTGCTGCGGTTCCATTGTCGTACCAGCTGTTAACACCTGAGATACCTGTGCGATCGTAACCGTAGATGACTGAAGAAGCAGCCATGAGGGTGTCACGAGCCTGGCCATCAAGATAGAGAGCCATGTTACGTCCAAGAAGACGTGATGCTGATGCCATAACGTCATCGAATGATGCGTTAAGAAGAAGCTCTGATACTGCAATTGCATAACCATGTTCTGCAACTGTGATCGAGAACTGCTGTGCTGTCAAAGCGTTAGTTGACATACGGACACCTTCAACAAGAGCTGAAGCGAATCCGAGGTTGTTGTAACGCATGAAGTTGATCTGGAGACCTGGGGCGACGCCTAGCTCAGTCTTCTTAACAGCGAACTGTTCGAAGCGGAGGATAGGCATTGACTGGAAAAGGATTTCCTTTGACCAGATGGTCTGAATCGCCTGAGTCAGCTGGCTGTTAGCGCCAGAATAAGCTGTAGGTGCTGCGGCGAGATTGCCGGTACCTGTTACGGCTGATGCCATGTCGGTTTTACTCCTTAGTTATAAGTGGTTGTTTTCTTACTTACCCAAAAATTCCCTTGCCGTTTGCGTTTAGATTTGGGATCAAACGCGAACGGTATTTTGCATAGTCAGCAACCGACATAGCGGCAATTTGTTCCGCTGTAAACTGTTGTTGATCCGAGTTGTTTTCCAAGGTAGGGGGCAAAGTAGTTCTTGTCCCCGTCATCTCTCGACGCAAACTCTGGGTAGCTGCTTGCGCTGAATCAAGGATACGAGCTGATCGTTCCTTTAACCCTAAGATACTCTGGTCGATTTCATCTTTGGAATTTCCAGAGATTAAATCAAGTAGCTCAGGAAGAATATTATCTTGCTCCTGTTGAAGTCGTGCAGTGCGGTATTCTGTTAGTTCTGAATACTGACGCTCACGATCTAGGAGTAGGAAAGCTTTTTCACGCTCTAAGCGTTCTGCTTCCAACTTCTCCGCCCACTCTCGTTCTTTTGTTTCGAGAAGACTGCGGACATCCATCTCAGCTTCTGCCTTCTTACGGGCGTCTGCTTCTTGCTCGACACGGGCACGTTCTGCCTCAGCGAGTCGTTCTTCACGGTCCTTCTTAAGGATATTTAGTTCTTCCTTAAGCGAGTCAATTTGAGGGTAGAGCTTTGATTTCTCTTGCTCACGGACCTTACGAAGGTCTTCCTCTGTGTATGACTTTCCTGACTGTGATTGGACGGGTGTAACGGTTTGAGTGTTTTCTACTGCTGAAGTTACTTCGGCCTGGAAGGCTTCTTGTGCTACAGCTGTATCAACAACGGTTGCCTGTTCTGACATAGTTATTCCTTAGGTTTAAGAGGTCGTTGTCCGAATGAGTATCACGATGACCTGCGGATTGATTCAGTGGTGTATAGCCTTTCAAATATTGCGGTATTTGTCTGGCTAAACTATTTATTACCCTTCAGGATACTTAGAGTCCTGACTGGTATCATCTTCGCCACTTCTAGCCTTTGGAAGTGTTGTTCCGTAGGCCTTGGTGACCAAGTCGTTGGCCATCTGGTCTAGAGTCTCCGCCTCAAATGGGGTGATTACTCCAGGTTGTCCAGAAGGTCCAGGACCGGTTCCATCTCCAGGCTCTGCTCCAGGAGGTAGTTCTCCACCACCGTCTGGCATGATGCCCGTTAGAGATGCAATAGCTGCGTTGACTTGAGCCTTTAGTAGGTTGAGTGCGCCGTCAGACTTGGCATCCTCAATAAGCTCAGTGCGGATTTCTTCAAGCTTAAGATCTGGGAACTCCTCACCAAGAGCACGTAGAGCGCCCTTACGGCTCTCTAGGTTCATAGACATCTTGGTCTGGATCTCACTAAGAACAATAAGCTTATCAAGAGGCAATGGCTGTGGGAAATGTACATACGACTGATAGGTCATAGGATCATTTGGATCAAGCTGTGGTAGCTGATCTCCACGGATAGGGCCATTAAAATCTGGGTTATATGTAAATAGCTGAGGTTCTTTAAGACCAATGGTTAAAAGAACTAGCTCATTAATGCGACGAAGTCCTTCACCATATTGAATTACCTTCTGCTGGTATCGATTCATCAAAGGCTGGAACTGAATAGCAAGGGCGGTTCCAGAGGTATTAGAGATGGGTTGAATCTGACCCAATGCAGTTTCTGGTACACCGATCATCTCATGCATTGATCTTTTAACTGTTTCTAGATATTTCATGGCGCCTTCTAGACCTTGGCCGCCACCTTCTAGGTTAAAGACTTGGGCGTCTTTAGGAAGACCGCCCCAGACCTTCTTAGGTCCCTTTTCTAGGGACGAGGCCTTAGCACCGGTAATAACTGTAACGGGTGCCGCATGGTAGTTAATGATGTCTGCGATATCAGTAGCAACTTCGTTATACTGACGGTTTAGAACAATTAGGTCATGGCAATCAGAAAGTCCCCAAGGGGATCCTGAAACACGTACGTTAGGGATATGAATAATTGGGACTACGCCAATTGGGTTTGGACGTGAGTCAATGAGCTCATCGTTGATGTACTCTTCAATGCGGTCATCTGTAAGGATTTCTGTATAGGTGTAAACCTGACGAGTTCCCTCTAGAGACGTGCCCCAAAAGCGGTACTTAAGCTTAAAACGAATAAGTCTTGAACGATCATGTGGGTGAAACTCTGGAAAACAGAATGAAGCGTTTAGTGGAAGGACACGTACCTTACCCGGATGCTGACGACCAACGGTATCTTTAAAAGGCTCTTCATAGGCTACTTTAACAAAGCAGTCTCCTGATACGCCGCCTTGTTGACCCATCTCCCAGAGTACGCCATGCTTATCATTATCTACTTCCCAGACTCTTTTTAGAATGTCTGGAACTATTGCCTCTGTTGCATGTGGGCTGCGGAAAG